TTAGTGGAGTCAATGGGGGCAGAAGGGTACGGAACTTTAGCTATCGCAGTAGCACTGCGCCAACGTGGAGAAACAAAATGACTGAAGAAGAACGTGAACTTGACCTCCAATTAGCAGATGCGCTAGATGAAGTCAAAGAACTGCGCTACCAATTAGAAATTGCGCGTGGCTACATAAAAGCCTTGAGCGATGAACTCATCAAGTTGAGGGAGAAGAAATGATTACTGTGCCATTAACACTTGCTGATGCAAATGCTTTTGTCACTTTGCATCATCGTCATAATAAAAAAGTGCAAGGACATAAATTTAGTATTGGCGCAGTAGAAGAAAATAATCTTGTAGGCGTAGCAATAATTGGAAGACCTGTATCAAGACATTTAGATGATGGATTGACAATGGAAATTACACGTTTGACAGTGCTTGATAGTGCGCCAAAAAATACTTGCTCATTTTTGTATCGGTGTGCTTGGCGTACATGGTCTGCAATGGGGGGACAAAGAATAATCACATATACAACAGAGTCTGAGACAGGCGCATCATTAAAGGGCGCAGGTTTTAAAGTTGTTGCTAAATCGCCAGCTTGGAAAGAAGGTACAGGTTGGACAACTAGAAGTAATCGTGTTTGGCAGCCTGTTCATTCAGAGGGTAAAGTCAGATGGGAAATTGAAGCCAAATTCAAGGAGTAAGACATGAACAAGTGCATTAAATGTGGAAGCTATGCTTTCAATCTACACAAAGACAACATTGATCAAGGCGGTTTGTGTGATGTGCATTACTGGCAAGGCAGAGCGCATAGAGCAGAAGCGCAGCCAGAGCAAGAGTCGGTTGCAATGGCTGACTACATGAACCTCATGGAAAAGTATGTAGCACTATTGTCGGCACAGCCAGAGCAGGAGCAACACGCACGAGATGCAGTCACATGGACGCCTGAAACTGGATATGTATTTGCACCACAACCCAAAGAGCCAGAGCAGGAGCCTGTGGCGTTCTACGTTTACAAGCCGACATTGCCAAGAGGAAACCTTGGGAATGTTTCAGACGGTAACTTGCCTTGGGTGTACGACCAAGACCCATCATCTGGTTATTCAGCAAGGATGCTTGTCTACACCGCCCCACCACAGCGCACATGGGTTGGGCTGACGGATGAGGAGATAAACGACATCGCAAAAAACTATGCGTTAAACAACCCAACAACGCCATTGCACTTTGCCAGAGCCATTGAAGCCAAACTAAGGAGCAAAAATGGATAGCTTAGAAGTGCTGATCGTTTTACTCATAGGAGGCGGGTTTTTCTACGCCGCCGTGTTTCTCATTGTCTTGTCAATGATGGTTGCGCTTGACGATTAAGCGTGATACTCGGCTTCGGTCAGGATGCCTGGCTTGTACTTACCCTCTGGTTTAAAGATGGTTAGTTCTTGCTGGCGCATCTCAGGTGCAAAAGATATATGGAGCCATCGGCCATATTCATGGATGGCTTGATCAAACTTAATTCCCGCTTTTTTTACCAATTGCCCGAGTTCGTAAGGAGTGTGAGCAGAAGAAGAAATGTCGATAGCCCAACCATCCATATGGCTGGAGACTTTGCTTCCTCCCACAGCAACATTAACATCAGGCAGACGCAACCAAGAATTAACACGTAGTGGGCCAGCAATGGCACGGACAGCCTCCAGTTTTTCAGCAGCCACTTTCATGTTTTCCAATTGCAGCGTGCTTGGGTTGTTGTCAATGTGCATACGGATAGCAGTTTCGCTGTACGTAGCTTCCTCAAGGGTGAAATGTTCGCTTAGTTTCATTTGTCCATTCCTTCACCGACTTTGATGCCTGTAATCAAGCCAATAAACCCGCCAACGATGGTCTGAAAAGCAGGGCCAACGATTGAGAAAACCATACCGTCATCAACGGCAGGGTCAACAAGAGCGATCACAAACATGATCATCATGCCAGCCACCACAGCGACCAGAGAAATCGTGGCAGTCACCACGCAAGCGTCACGTACATTCATTTTTTTCCTACCTTGTCTGCAATTTTTTCCATAGTCCGACCACCAAAGTAAAAGGACATTACCAACATACCCCATTGCCCCAAAAGCTCAACGTAAGCACCACGGGTTTCCATCCCAAAAATAGACGCCACCGCAAAGCCGCTGTAGGCCACCAAAAGAAAGATAAGCGTAGCAGGACGGATGTTCTTAGATAACCAGCTGTCGCTTGCCATGTCCGCTTGAAGCCTGGCTGTCAGGTTGCCTTGCTCTACCTTGTAAAACTCTAACTCTAAGGCTTGGAGCTTTTCCGCAGCCGCAGGGTCACCAGCAATAGCCTTTGCCACGCTTTCAACGCTGTCAGAAACACCAAACTTAGCAGCCAAAGCACTAACGGCAGCACCACCCAATGGGCCTGCAACCGCTGTCGCCAATGTCGGCGCGACACCCTTAAGTAGATTGAGTAGGTCATTCATCAGTTACCTCTTTTTTAGGTTTTAGCTGTTGTTGCAGCTTTTTTGTTTCCACCAATGCAGATTGTGCGTTTGCGTTTATCTTCTTGGCCTCAATCAGAATCATCGCCGCAACTGGGAGACAAATAAAACAAACGATTCCAAAGAAAACCATCCCGGCGATTGCCCACTGAGCAACGCTATTTGCATCATCATCCAAACCATTACCGCCCACACGATTATTAGACCCAGACCCCACATTCCCAGTTCTACCTTTAGATTGTGATGTCGCCATTCTCGCGCCCTTTTGTATCTGGCCTGCATGATCAGTTGTTGCCTAGCAAACTCCTGTTCTTGTTCAATCTTTCCATACATACGCAAGAAACGTGTGTACAGGTCTTTTAACTCCCTTGGGGCGTAGACCATTGCTTCCCTGATCTGCTCACCCAAGTATTCCATCTGAAGCTCAACTTCTACGCGCTCAATAGCCTTTTTTGCGTTGTTTTGATTGGGGCTGTAAACGGTGATTGAAACCAACTCCAAATCTTGATAGTGGTTTGTGATCTTTTGCTGGATGTCAAAGAACTCACCCAATTGAGTGCTGACCTTGTGCACAACGTGCATCTGGAGGATTTCAGGCTCTGGGTCTGCGGCTCGTTTTGCTTTTGGTTTTGTTTTGACAGACGCAGGCTCCCGCTGTCCAGCATCAGGCGATACCGAATGTCCCACCGGTTGTGCGCCGACCAACTTAGCCCAAAGTAATGTAGCCCACTTCCAAAGGCCTGAAAGCGTGTTGTATGCTTCTTTCGCTTGGCCGACCAGCGACTCAGCCTGCTCACGGAACTCATCAACGGCGACTTGTCCCTCTCTGAGCATTTCGCACCCAGATTTGATGGCAGAGACAGCACTCTGCGCAAGAAGGAGAAGGCTGAAAGGGTCAATGACTAACCTCTGTTAAACCAATGCGTTAGCCATCCGGCAACGGACGAAACAGCAGAGACAAAGATCATGCCCATCCAGAAACCACCACGACCTTTGTTAGCCATGGCAATCAAGGTTTCAAGCTGAGTTTCCATCTTGTCAATCTTGGCCTCCATTGACTCAACTTTTTGCCAAAGTACGCCGTATTTGACCAAATCAATTTCAGGGATTGACATTTTCTTCTGCCTTGGGCAATTGGGCTTGTAATTGAGCGTTGATTTTCATCATTAATGGATAAAACCCGCTTTCTGTTGGAGTTTTGCCCATCAACATAATCAAGCCATTGATTTCATCAGGCGTTAAATCTAAAGTCATTATGCTCCCCATGGCAAACCAGAAGCCTTAACAGGATTCTTTTGAGCATCAATCTGAGCAGCCAAAGCAGCCTCAACCACTTCTTTGTCAACCTTAGTCCACAACCAACCCAAAACAGTTTCTTCTGTCAGGCTTGCGTAATCCACAAATGAATCACCACGTTCTAATTGTTGGGTATTATTGATGATGGCGCTGTAATCACCGTCAACGGCAGATGCTGTCCAATGGATAGTAGTGACAAGGCCATCAGAGGTGTTGCGTTCTAGTTGGTTGATCTTCCAAGTCATTTTGCTGCTCCTTCTAGGGCCGTTAATCTGTCAGTCAGAGATTGAATCAAAGATTGTTGTTCTTGAATTGCTTTGACAAGTCGGGCTTCTGTTTTTGACCATCCAGTAATAGACAGCATATTGTCTGGAACACGTTCACCAACGGCATCTGGATAAATAGTCTGCATTTCTTGCGCAATAAAACCGATTTGATGCCCACCACCTTCTGACTCAATGTAGTCAAACTCAACAGGACGCAGAGCCATAATGTTGGATAACTGAGAGGGAAGATCAACAATGTTTTCTTTTAGACGACTATCGGAATAAGAACCAAAAGCAGCAGCACCAGAGCCGTTTGCGTTAATTTGACCACTACCAGCACCGCCATTATTAATTGCAAAAGCAACAAACACAGTTCCAGTTGTAGTTGTGTTATCAAACTTTTGAATGTATAAAACATTATTGCCTTGGTTGGCTGTCGTACAAGCCAAAGACAAAGACGCCCTTGCCGTAGAAGATGTAAGTGTTGTTAAAGCATTATTTACTTGACTTGTAGTCCCCACCAGCAAGTTACCACTGGCATCAAGCGTCATTGCTTGGGTGAAGGTGATTGGGTTACCTGCTGTGCCTGAGGGGGCGGTGTACCACTGGTGTTGACCCCCAGCGCCGCCAGCCTGCGAAGAAAGCAGTGCATAGCCGTTGGAAATGTATCGGTAGTTACCTCCGTCGTAGTAGGCGTTTGTGACTGTATTCCCGTTGGCTCCTGAAAACCCTAAAAATCCTGTGCTGCCAGCAATTTGTATTGCTTTTCCTAACCCCCAAGCACTAGGAGTCACCCCCACGCCCACGTTTTGAGCCGTGTCAATCGTGACTGCTGTAGTACCGTTATTGCTTTTCAACAACAAAGACGAATTTGAACCAATAGCCGCAGCGTTTGTTAATTCAAACCCACCCATCGGGATGTTCGCAGTAGCAGCAGCCGTTCCGTTTCTTAACCAAGTAAGGTTAAAAGACGAAGCCATATCATTGCGAAGCGTGTTGTTTTCTGTCGCTGATACGGTGTCGCCCGTGTTTAGTGCTGCGCCTGGCAGCGTGTAGACCCCTGCGGAAAAACTCATCTTATTCCCCTTTTATTTCAAGAATTTAAGTTTGTAGATCGTAGACAAAAACAGTCCGACAATCTCATCAATGATGTTGTGCAAAGGCGTATCGGTCTTAGGCACAAAGTCACGGTTTTTCTCTACGAAAGACAAGTAGCGACCTAGAATGTCAAGCGGCTCACCTTTGGGTTGAGGTAGCACAGGAACATCACCCAATTTTTCCAAGTTGCGACCCATCCAAGCCTCTGCAAAATCATCAGCCAAGCCCACAATCTCATCATAAAAAGCGTTTAATGCCATGTGCTGCGCAAAGCTGTCGGTGTTTAGATGTGCGCTGTGGGCGTAGTCTCTTGCAGAGAATAACGCGCCTACAAATTCTTTTGCGTCAGTTGTCATTAGAATCTTTCCATGTCTTACATTGAATTCAAACTATACAAAGCAATAGTGATCTTGGTCATTATTTTTATTGTAGGGTTTGTCATTGGTTTTACTGAGCAGCAATAACGGGCAAACCGCGAGTTACCGGCAAAGCCATTCTTAAAGCATCAGCCAAAGATTTGTTTTCCATTGGCTTGTTCAAGGCTTTTGCAAATTCTTCAGGGTTAGCAAGCAATCGAGCCATTGTTTCATTGCGCGTTTGCTGAGAAGTTTTACGCAAATTCTCCAACGCTGGCCCAGTAAATTGCCCAACAACGGGTATTTTTCGCGCCAACATATCAACTAAACGATTGTCAAGCAAACCCATTTTTTCCATGGTTGCAATTTTTTGAGCAGTATCAGAGCCAGAAACACGACCCAAGCCCTCGGTTTTTATTTGGTTTTCTACGGCTTTTGCAACTTCATTAACTGTAGCCAACTCATTAGGCGTAAACAATTCTTTGTTTGCCCCTGTGCGAGCCTCAACAAATTTTAGAAATTGATCGCCCAAATTACCCATGCGAGTTTCTTTGTTGGCCATTTGAGTAACAGCAAACGATTTAAGTTGATCTGCCAGATCAGTACGATCGCCAATCAATTTCTTAAAAGCACGAACATCATCGGCCTGCGACATGTTTGCACTATAAAACTTTCCAGGTATTTCTGCGCCTTGAATCTGCGCCTGCTTGTCTGCACCTTTGCGAAACAAGCCAGCCTGCGGGCCAGTTTCAAATTGTTTGATTTTGGCTTCATGCAACGCCAAGGCTTTGCGGTATTGATCGGCAACTTCTTTGGGAAAATACTCGCCTTCGCCAACACTACCACCGGCAGCGCGATTGATACGCGAATCAATTTCTGCCAGCATATTGTTTAATGCACCAGCTTCTTTGTTTGCTCCGCGCTCGGTAGCAGTAGCCGCAGCCTCGCCAATAGACGAACGAAGATTTTGAACTGTTTGATATGGAACAGCTTTAGAAATAACCTGTTTTTCAGGCATATCCCCCATTGCATGTTCAAACTGACGTTGAAAAGCGTTATCAGTTACATCAGAAGCAAAAACATTGCGACCGCCCTTGTTTCGCAACATATCAAGCAAAGTTGCAGGGTCATCGTCTGGAATAAACCCACGTTCGTGCATGAGTTCGGCCATTTTTTCAACATCTTTGCCGGTTTTTCCAATCAAGCCAGTTGTGCCCGATTGTTTACGGCCAAGTTCTTGTAGTTCTTTGCTCAAATAACCAGTATCACGAATACCACCCAAAGCACGAACAGCTTGCTCTAAGTTCTGAGTTTTACCAACTTCTTTTTGGGTGATTGCTTTCACTTCAGGCAAAACTTCAGTACCAACACGTTTGGCAGTTTCAATAGCCTGCGCCGCTTTTTGACCAGTACCAAATGTTCCTTCACCCAAATATTTGCCATAAGCACGTTCCATTTCTGGAATTGGCAAATGCAAAGCAGTTTCAGCAAACGGGTCAATCGCTTCAAACGCACGACTGACGTTTTGAGTTGCAGTTTGACGCGCTGGAACTGCATAACCAGAAATTGCATTTCCCACACGCTCGGCAGCAGTCGGAACAGAATCTTGAATTGGCGCAACCCGACCTAAAGCACGAAGCATTTGCGCTTGTTGAGCGCGTTCGGCCTCACCCAAGGCATTGACACCAGCAGACTTTAAATTGCGCTGTAATTGGCTTGTAAATTCATTTTGAATGATTTGCGGTACTGTTTTTTGATAACCCTCAATCATTTGCGGGCCTTGTTGCTGTAAACCAGACAACAATTCATCAGTAGAAACGCCCATCTGTGCGGCCAATTTTTCAGCAACTTGGCGATCTGCCGGAGCAACTGCACGACCTACATTTTTGGCAGCTGTTGCAACAAGTTTTCCAGCAACAGGTAGCCCGCCTCCAATAGCAGCGCCCATACCAATGTCTTCAGGATTTACCAATCCAGCAGAAACACCACCAGTAATTGCGCCACCCAAACCTCGATTGCCTAATTGTTTCGCGCCTTCAATACTTAACAATGGCGCAGCCTTTTGACCGGTAGCAAAACCACCAGTACGCAGCGCCTCAATCAAAGCAGGAGCATTTTTAGCAATAACCGGAATAGCCTCTGCGCCTTTCGCTAATGCGCCACCAACTCCAGCCGTTGCAGGTAATTCATAACCTAATTTGCCAAGCTGGAAAGCCAAAGATTCAGAATTTGCCCCAAACAATTCTTTAGTGGCGCGATCTAACGACTCCACACGTTTTTCATGGCGCGTTTGTTTGCCCTCTTTGCCAAGAAATACATCAGCAGCTACATCAATCGGAGCCAACAAAGTGGAGCCAATAGCGCCAGCACCACGCACAAGGCCAGCACCTACATTTCGCAAAGTAGATGGCTCTTCTGCTTGCTGACGGGCCAATTTGTATGCGCTTGCAACCGTATCAAACTCAGGAGTACCCTTTTTGTCAGCGTTTGAAACAATCCAATTTGCGTAGTCTTCTGCTGAAGCCATTATTTACTCCCGCCAATGATTGAATCTGCCTGGTTCAAAATATCACTTGCTGTTTTCACTTTGCCATCAAAATTCAAAACTTGGGGCTGAATTCCAGCATAACGAGTTTGTAAATCCATCAAAGTCTGCATAGCACTACGCTTTTGAGATGCAGGCACAGTGGAATCACCCAACTTGCCGGCCATTTCTTTGTATAGCAATACATCTTTATCAGATTGCGGGCCAGACATTTTGGGCATTTTTGACACCAGAGCGCCGCCTAAAACTTTAAGGTCTGCCGCAATATCAGCACTATCCGGACTAATTCCAAAACCGCCTAATGCCCAATCAACACTAGCACCAATGCCACTTGATGTTGACTTATTAATCAATGGTGCGGCCTGCTTAATAATTGCAATTGCATCATTAGCATCTTGAACGCGCTGTTGTGGGCTTGATGCGCCCATAGTTTGAGCATTTGCAGGCGTCATGCCGCCAGCCTGCGAACGAGGCATCATCACAGGCTTGTTGTCAGGGCCGAGAACGGCAACCAAAGGCTCTGGAGCAGGTGGACGCATAGAAGCCGCAAACTTCATCTGATCTAAACGATCTTGCTGACGTTGTGCTTGTTCACGTTCACGATCTTGTTGGCGTTGTGCTAGTTCTTGTGCGCGTTCTTGTGCTTTAAGTTGCGCTTGAGCAATTTGCGCTTCACGATTAGCTTGCAATTCAGCACCTTTTACGCCCAATTGAGCAACAGCGCCAGTGTCAAGACCTGGAGCCTTAGAAGCCCAAGCAAGCATATCATCGGTGCTAGGGTTACTACGCAAAGCCCGCGACAAAGGCGATGGCCCCATTTGATTCATCATCTCAGGGGTGCGAACTTCAACTTGCGTTTCGGTGGCCTTTGGCATTGCAGCCAAGAAGTTAGCGTTCTCAGCTTGACGTTGTGCCATCAGGTCTTTGATGCCCTGTTGTGCTTGCTGTACGTCTTGCCCGCCAAGGTAGCTCTTAAGCGCTTGGGCGAGATATTGTGTGTTGCGAGGGGCAACATACACACCCGACACAGTTTGGCCTTCAGGGGCTTGCATACCTTGATCGCGCAGCTTTTGCGCTAGGGCTTGCTGTTCGCGTAAGCCAATAATCTGTTCGGTGAAAGGGTCAAAAGTTGCCATGATTTATCCTTTTACCAGCCAAATATATCAGCGACTGAACCGCCAAGGTCGCCAACAGCACTACCTAAACCACCTCCAGTAGCTTTATCTAACATTGAAGCACCAGTCAGCCAGCCACCTGTTGGGTCAAACCCACTAAACAAGCCAGCGCCACCACCAAGGCCAAGCGCTTCCAAAGTTGCAGGGTCGGTAATACCTGTTGCCCAATCTGGCAAAGCAGAACTGCCACCAAATAAGCCGCCCAAGCCATTCAATGCGCTTGAACCAAGGCTACCAAGACCGCCCAAAGCGCTGCCTACAGCACTCAATCCACTTGGAGAGCCAAGCAAAGCACCACCAAGGCCATACATGCCCTGCTTGCTCATGGCATCAGCCATTTTTTGAGCATTTTCGCGTTGAACTTGCAAAGTATTTGCTTGTTGAATAGCTTGATTTCCCAAGTTAGCATTAGCAAGATTCTGACCAAATATTTGGTTTTGTGCGGTGTTGCCTGCGTTTTGTGCGGCTAAACCTTGACCGAATTGTTGACCAAGAGCTTGGTTGCCAAAGTTAGCGCCAGCAAGTTGATTTTGAAACATTTGGGAGCCAGCGTTTACGCCTGCACCGATTGCAGAATTGCGGGCTGATTCATAGGCTTGTTGCTTGTTAGCGTTAGCCATGTTCATTGCGTTGTTATAGGCCTCACTACCTTGCGTGATGCCTTGATTTGCCAGTTGACTAGCTAACTGATTTTGTGTGCGCTCAAACTGAGGGTCAAGATATTGAGTTTGCTGCTTATAAAGCGCATCCGTAACTTGTTGATTGACCAAGTTAGGGTCTTGGACGTTAGTCCTGATTTGATTCGCGTTATTTGCGAAATTTGTGTTCAGCGGTGTAGTACCAGCGGAATATGTTAGATCAGCCATGATGATTCCTTAAATCTAAACCATCAGGGTCGCCCGATAGTCGTAATTTACTTTAAATTGAGGGTTACGTCAAATTACATTGACTCTTTTTTCTTGCCATGCTTACGCAAAGCATTAGCGAATTTCTTGCCTTTGTCGGCCTGCACGAAGTCTTGACCTACGGATTGAGGAACACCGACGCGCTTTGCAGCTTCTGGGTCATGTGCGACCATTTCCATGAATCGATGTTGTTTTGCGGATGAGCTTGGCATTAAATGTTTCCTCCTGCGGCAATTGTTAAATCGTAGGAATACAGGCGCACATCAGCAAATTTTGTTTTCATCTTGATGTGCAGACTGCCCCAATAGCCCATTCCTGAGACGTTGGCCCAAACCTTTTTGACCTGAATCTGACCGCCATAGACTGACGAACCATAAAGCGAAGTGCCATAAAATGCGGTAGGCAACTGAACCACGCTTGGCGTTGAAAAGTCCTTGATACTTAGGTTGAAGTCCAATTCCATACGTGTGCCGTAGGAAAAGTTAGAACTTGCGCCCACCAGAATTCGAGCCAACGACCAGAACTTGAGCTGGCTGCTTGCACCGTAGTTTTGGTAAGCAGGAACCACATCCGCAACGATTTCAGCGCCATCATCAGCCTGGGTATCCCAAGCCAAACCTACAAAACCATCAGAACCAAAGAATAACTGGTCGTTGCTGAAATACCAGCATTTAGCAGGTATGCCCGTCCATCTAGCCCAAGCGCCAGAAATCGTGTTCATCACGTATTGATACGATTGACTAGACGATATGGGAATGTTCACCATCAGCATGTTTTGCGGAGGATAAAGCAACAAATCCCAATCAGGGTTATCCGCATAAGTGGTTGTGTCTTGAGCTAATTGAGGCTGAATCTTGTCAGTTAGCTGTAACCAAGTGTTTACTCTAGAACTCATCAAAGACTTGGACATTTGAGCAATGCCATCTTTGTTGATAATCAGCAAGTCACCACCGAATTTGCAAGTATGTCCTGTGCCTGTGGGCGAACCAATGTAGAACACGCCTTGCAGCGACCAAGTAGAAGCCGAGGCAGGGTCAGTACCCGTATAAACCGCGACTTCGCCCTCAGAGGTGAAAATTACAAAGTAATCATCAAGGCCAGTACCAGCATCGAGCGACCAAGTGTTGATTTTGGTGATGTAGCCGCCACGCACAAAGATCGGGGCAAAGTCATACTTGACCGCAGCGCCCGCGATCTGATCTGTTGGTAAATACCAACACGACATAGAGCTTTTGGGCACAAACCACAGTCTGCGTTTGTGAGAAATAACATCCGAAAAATGTGTATCGCTTGGGCCTGTAATGGCGTAAGTGGCTGACACCGAAGTGACAGAATACCAAGTTGTGCCATCAAACAAGATCGCATTATCTGCGCCGTTGACGTAATAAGCAAAATTGCCACCAGAAGTAGCAAAGCTGGCCTGTTTAAACTTTGCACCCGTCAGCCCAGAGACTTTAGCGGCCCCTACAGCGCCCGCAGAGGAAACGTCATAGATAGACACCGAGCCAGCGTTATCTACGGCTGCATACATCTTCTGGACGCCATTTAAGGGGTTGTATTCCAGTAAGGTTTTGCAAATTCCTGTGAATGTCGCCCATTGGCTATATCCTTTGCGAACCATCAATTCTGATGGCAGGCAAAAGACGTTATCCATCACAGGGCCGTATTGAGGCTCCATCATTGGCAACGGGTCGCGCACGTTCCAGCCGCCAATTGGGGCAGGGACTGTGATGATTTGTGATGTTTTTGCCATTTTTTAGCTCACTTGGAAAACCGTCATGATGACGGATGGTACGGCAGGATGAGCAAAAGGCGTTGTTTGTGCAACTTCGTGATACAGAGAAATAGAGGTGCTATCAGATGCCCAAACCAGCTCGAAATAGTCGTTTGCGTTTAATCTAAACATGAAGTTCCATGCTGCAACTAAATTTGCATTGTTTCCCGATGTAGTCAACCAAGTTGCTGAGTTTGGTACATCAGTTCCGTTTATACGCGCCCAAATAGTTATGTTTTTGCTACTTGCCGATGAGCTTTGAAGCTGTAAGGAAAACTGAAAGTTATAGACGCCAGAAGCAGGGCAAACAATTCTTGAGATATGAGCAGGGTCTAGATAAAGTCCATCCACCAGATCGGTGGTGTTCATCGTTATCACATAGGGCGTGTTTGCAGCAGCAATTTTTTGGGAAGTTGTATCAGAATACGCCCCGTAAAGCAGACCGCTGCCACTAGAGTTAGCCCCAGGGTAACGAGTAACTCTCATACGCGCTCAATCCCGCTGATTGTTACGCTCAAACCCGTAGCCGAGCCTACAGCCAGCAAAGCCTCTGATTGATTCAGAATCTGATAGCCTGCGTATTGCATCGAGGAATATGCAGGGATTGACGAGTTGTACCAGCCAAATGCGTTAGCCGTAGCTACAGACCCGATATACATTGTCAAAGTGACGGGAGCAGATGTCGTATTGACCACCATGATGTCCAAAATCACAGACTTGCCATCAGGTTGGGCGGTGTAAAGCGTTGTGGAGCTTGAGCCAATAGACTTTTGGCAAAAGCGTGATGGTGTGCCCGAAAGATTGGCGATCATAACGACACCTTACGAGGTTGTATTGCCAAAGCCAGTATCGGGCAAATTGTTCTGGGTCAGCAGGATGTTTGGATATTTTGGAGCCAGCGACAGGGTATCCGCGCCAGCATCTTGTGCTTTAAATTTACTCACCTCACGCAAGTAATCTGCACGCAATGCGGTTGTGTCAAAGCCTTTAATCTCAAAATACTTGAGCTTTGTGCCCAAGATCAAAACAGAATCAGGGAAAAGGCTTGTATCGGTGTCGTTGATCAGCTTGAGTTGAGGCGTACCGCTTGCCGAATCAGCCCATGAGCCGGATTGGTACTCAAAGCCCAAAATCACTTGAGCCGTAGGCATAGGCCAGATCACAAACTTGTTACCAGCAATTCGATAACGCATCCGTGGGCCTGTGGTCACATAGGACGCCTTAAGCCATTGCCATTCCTGCGCGTCTTTCGGGCCAATCACAGACCAGCGGTTTGACTTGTTGTACTGCGTTTTGTTGACCATCCGCTGATAGTCAGAAGGCATTGCATAGTTCACCTGCCCAAAGGTATATGTTTGGCCTGAATATGCGCCTGTTGCGTTAATGTTGATATTGACATCAGAGCCAGCAACCGAGGTCACAAAAGTGTCCTGCATGATGCCATTACCCATCACCATGAAGTCAGAAGTCAGACCCGAGGTGCTTGACATACCCGTCAATTGCAAAGCATTGAGCGCCACGTTTCCTGTGTACTGATAGTAAACAGTCTGGAAACGATATTCTTTAACCAGCCCTTGCCAGTTGTTTTCGGTGGTCAGGGTTGTACCGACACGGTTCATTAGTGCAGACATCTGCACCACCATGTCATCGGTGTTACCTGTAATAACTGACGGAATTGGCAAACCTAACTCGGCACATACCGACTGCATATTTTCGAGAAAGGTCGCCATATTTACTCCATCAATTTGCCTCAGATTCTACGCTATCGGCAGTTTCTTTAGGCTTTCTACCACGCTTTGGCGCTTCACCCAAAAGCATCGCCATTTGCGCTTGTAGTTGTTCAATTTGAGCTTGTTGCTGCTTGACCAAATCGTCAGCACCAACTTTGCCACGGTTCAAAAAGGCTTGTGCTTTAACACGCCATTGCAGACCACCCATCACACGGGTAAAGGCCGAATCAGGCGCTCCAGCGACTTGTTCAACGTAGCGAAAACCAAGATAGGCCAGCTCGCGTCTAAAGCCTTCAGGTACATCGTCCCATTCTTCAATAGGTGTACCAACCAACCCACTCATTTGCTTCCAAGCAGAATATTTGCGACCAAATCGGCGCTTGTAATCTTCGGTAGCTTCAACATCAATTTCCAAGGTCTTGTCGCCTGGGACTTTGACGTTTACAAATTCAACTTCAACACCATCAACGATCTTTGAATAGAAGGTTACATCCAGAAACTCATCGCCGGAGGTGTCTCCAACGTATGCGATTTCATCAGCCATTGATTTTTCTCCAATAAAAAAAGGGGCAAGCGGGATGCCTGCCCCTCTATATTACAACGGATTAACCGTTGCCGTTCAAGCTAGGATGGCAAATCTGTGCGATTGCCAAACCAGTACCAGGTGTACCGTTAGCAGTCTTGAAGACGATACCGTCAATCTTGTCGCCAGAAACAACAGCGTCATCTAATGTGCCAGCAGTTGCAGTCACATAGACCAATGCGTTAGCAGCCACAGTACCTGTGGTCACAACAGCAGAGCCAGACACTTGATACCAGCCGTATTGCGAAGCCACGTTAGCCGACATTGCAACAGCAACGGGGCCACGCGAACCAGCGACAGCGCGAGTAGAAGTACCAGCATATTGGTCATAAATGACAGCGTTGCCGACAGCAGTAGAAGCCAAGCCCTTCAGGTACACGAATTCGCCTGCACCGTAAGTCGGGTCAGTAGCAAACACGCGAGTGCCAAGGGGATGGTTTTGTACTGTATCGGTGACAGCGATTGCCTGTGCGCCAACGAGCGCGGTTTGAATGGTATATGCCATGATTTTTTCTCCTATGCCTTAATTAGGTGATCGACAAAGTTGCGTTGAACTGAGCGCCCGAGCAAGTCAAAGCACCAGACCAGCCGATCAAGCGCACGATGGCGTCTTGGTTCACGGCTTGACGGTCGCCGCCAATTGCCACGAAGTTGCGGTCTTTGTGAGGACGGAAGTGGGTGAACTTGCTGTTAATGAAGTCCATGCGGGTAGCGGTTTGGTTACCACCGATACCACCGCCCAAAACGACATCAGCAGAGCCGCCAGAACCATAGTATTTGATGGCGGTGAAACCTGCCGCGCCCATCTTGTCGTCCGTAATACGCTGGATGGCTTGCAAAGACTGCAAGTACATAGCGTAAGCGGTCGTGCCTGCATAAATCAGGTCAGGACGGTCGTTACCGCGAACACGGCTCAAAGCAACGGTGTTCATGGCTTGCTGGATGTTTGAGGAAGTCACGGCAACACCAAGGATGGTAGAAGCAACGTAAGCGCCGTTTTGCCAGAAAGACCAAGAAGCACGATCAATACCACCGTATGTGCCAGAGCCAGGCGAGGTGGAGATCATTGCTGCCAAACCGACCAAAGCCTTGCCGCCGTTAGAAGTGCCGTCACCGTGGAGGTCAACGTCAATCTTGTTAGCCAAGCGGGATTGTGCAACTTCAACGCGAGCAGCGATCAATTCGATCATTTGCTCTTTGCCGCTGTTTTGCAACATTTCTGGGCCGCTGATGGTCACGGCGTCAGCATAATGCTTCATCGTGAATTGAGCAGCAGAAATGGGGCTATCAGGGCTAATGTTGATAGTCTCGTATCCCGAATAGCTGTTAGCAAAGTTCGTGTTAGGGTCGTTGTAGAAAATCTCTTGCAAGATGGTCGAGCCACCAGAGATTGTCTTTACGTTGCCGCGCTCTTTCAAGCGCATCAGCAAGGCGTTGTTGTTGGTCAAGTTATCTTGAGCGAACTTGGTACGGCTCTCGATAGTGGTTGCGATAATGTCTGAAATCGCGCTGTTTGCGTAAGCCATAAGGCCTCCTTTAAATTAAGATCAAAGTCCGAGTTGTGCCATTGCTTGCCTAACGGCTTCTTCGGTTGTCTTAGGCTCTGGAGCGCGTGTGACGCCCGTTGGTGAACCTTTGACAGACACGGCAGATGCCTTGGCTGCTTTGGCAGCTTCATTCGCACGTTGAAGTGGATTTGCTTGCTGAGTTGGCTGTGTGCTAACCCGAGAAAACACATCATCATTCAGACGTACTGCTTTTGCGTAAGCATCGTTCAGGTCGGTTGCGAAGCCCTTGTCTAAAAGGTCTGCCATCGTTTCCCGCACTTCATCGAAATGCTCATGCGATTGCGCGAATTGCTCGATCGTTTGACCAAGTTGCGCTTCTTCTGCCATCTGTCGAGATTGGCTAAGTTGGGCGAGTTGCTGCTGCTGTTGGGCAAGCTGCTGCTCTAGATTGTGATGATAAGGGTCAAAAGGTACGCTTGTCAAACTATTTAAGTCAATCCCATAGTCATGGGCCAAGCGGACGAACTCTTTTGCCTTTGTTTCAGGGTCAGACGTTCTAAGTTTGCGCTCTGTTTCAATCAGTTTAGAAACCGCCACTTCTGGAGCGACCTGCAATTTGTTCAGGTATTCCATGTGAGGAGCCAGAGCATTTCCTAAAGATCGGCCCTTTTGGGCATCTTCTTTGTACTGCTGAATTCCTTTGTGAAATTGCTGTTCACGCTCAACAATGTACTGCTGAGTTTCTGGCGGTAATTGGCTTAAAGCCTCTTGAGCAGGCTTTTTCCACGCTGCAAATGGATTGCGCTGTGGCTTATCTTCTGGCTCTGGCTTGTCTTCAGATTCTTGTGCCTTTTCAAGTTTTTCAACTTGCGGCTCTGCCCTTGCAGGCTCATTTGGCTCGGCTTTCTCAGCCTCATCTAGTTTATCTAATTCACGAGCTACGACGTCTCGCGTGTCTTCTGGCTCTTGAACTACAGCTTGGGTTTCCAAGGTTTGCTCTGACATTTTTTCTCCTAGATTGTGTCAATACGGGCTGCGATTTCCTTGCGGAGGGATTCTTTTTGGGATTTTTGCTCAATCCAAGATTGTGTTTTGGGTTTTATAGGTTCGTTACCGACCTCAATACAGCCTGTGGATTTTAGGTGATCTCGATGCTGCGACCTAGATGTGATCATTTCACCCGTAGCCATTGAGCGATAGGGCTGTATATCAGCAATCACCATTGGTGCGCATATTTGACGCTCAACCTTGATGCCACAGCAATTTGGCAGATCATCAAAATTGGCTAGGCTTCGGAAAATCTCTTGTTGAGATTCGCACTTGGGACATTTAACTAGGTAGATTGGCATTACAAGAGCATCAGTAGTGATTCTTCGTCATCCAATTCCGATTCATACGCATGAATTTGAATTTGTGCCTGCAATAATAACGCATTTACTTGCGCCATAGCCGATTCATATTGAGCAAGGTCTATTTGCTGAATTTCACGCTTAACCTCTTTTTGAATCTCAGCAACCACGACTTCAGGCACATAAGTGCCATCCATCTTGTCAAATGCTTCACGGACAGCGGCTTCCACCTCGTCCCGCTGGCTCTTTTTGATCTTGGTTTTGACCTTTTTGGGGATGCCGCCACGGGTCACGTTTTCTAGAATGATTGGCTGATATTGCAGATCAGCATCAACACCCGTTAAAACGTATGCGCCTGCATCACCCGTCAAGATATGCGCGGTCAATAAATCAGCAGCATTGCCCGACAACGCATAAACGCCAGCGTCTGAAGTCAGGACTTTGTTTGCTATCAGCCCTGCGTCATAGCCCGTATACGTAAACGCAAATGCGCCCGCATAAATAACGTCATTGTGAATTAAAGTTGAGGAATAACCAGTTAGCGCATACGCGCCAGCGTCACCCGTAAGGATGTGGCTTGTCAATAAGTTGGCATCACCACCAGTTATTGCGTAAGCGCCAGCAATAGCTTGGACTACATAGTCATATTTAAAGGTCGCTGCGTTTCCAGTAATTGCATATGAACCGCTTGATTCATTGTCAAAAACTGTGCCATATAAACTGCCATCGTATTTTGCAACCCCATAAGTTGCAGAATATGTTGCCGCGCCATTGGTCGTTTGTTTACCAAATGGTGAGGTTGAAAATGGTTTAAAGCCAAACACATTAGACCTTGTTAAGCTACAAAGTTGCCTGCGCTAGTTACGACTTTTCTGACTGTGTAAAAACTACCGGCTTGGGGCGTGATTGAACCTGCACTAATTGTTCCATTTAAACGGAAATTGGTAGCCAAGTTAGTAGTTACCCGTATTCTCAATTTATGAACATGATAGACCGCTGAAGTCAAAGACGCCGTGGCACTATGCGTCAAAACCGTGGTTGTTTGTTGTGTTGCCTCTGCCGTGACCATTGAACCTGTAATCACCGAAGTTGTAAAACCAGTTACAGGCGTGTATTCAAGGTAGCTGTGCCCAACCGTAACCGCTGAACTAAACGTGGGAATCCATTGCATTGTCCCTGCTGTGGTTTTCAGAAAATAGCAGTAACAATCAATATCATAAGTTGATGCCGCCGCCAAAGATGCCGCAGAGTTTGCTCCAAAATAGTTTTGTGTTGCGCCTGTAAGAGCAGAGCCAGCACTAGACAAATAAAACTGCTGTGTTGCAGCAATTACGTTTCTACCTTGTGATGTGTCCGCAGTTAAATAAAAGTTGCTTCCATCGTATTCAATTGAACCAGCAGCCGCAGAAGTCAGGTTTGTGCCTGAAGTCAATGTTAAAGGTGCAGCCGAAGCAGTACCAGCAACTAACAATATTGGCGACAAACTACCGCTTGCATCCTGAATCACTGTTTTGTTGGCAGGATAATCCACCCAAACCGTGACAGTTCCAGAAAAGGTTACAGCAGTATTTGAATTGCTTGATGCTAAAACCGTAGTTCTAGTTAATGTCGGGCCTGTGGTTGAGTAAGTGCCTAAACCGATTTCCCAATTGCTGCTTGTGTCAATCGCTGAATAGTAAGTAGTATTACCATTGCCAATGACAGAAAACGATTGGTAGCCCGTAATTGAGCCAGACAAAGTGAAACTGACAGTCGTGTTTGCCGTTCCAGTTTGCTGGACTCTATTTGCAAGTACCAAGGCCATATCTACCCTTTAAGCAACAGAGAACACGCCGTTAGTGCCATCCAAGCTGACCGTGAAAGATTCGCTTAAAAGCAAAGTCACGGATGAACCGTAATCCCAATATCCGACAAGGTTGTTAGTTGTGGAATCGTACAAAACAGCGTATCGGAATGGGCCAAGCGTAGCGCCTGTTGCAGTCCAAGCGGTAGGGCTTGCCAAGATCAGCTTGTAAGTGCCGCCTGTTTGCGTAGAAGATGTGGTCGTTGCAGCATTGCCGCCAGCCGTGTAGCCGTTACCCGCAGCCAATTCGCTTGCATCAGTCAAGGTTGCATCGGTCGCCACAACTGGAGCGCGGTTAGTCAAAGCGACTTTCCACGCATCAGAACCAGCATTAATGCCTTCTAACAGCGCCTCAACGCCCTTTTGGTATTTGTTAAAACTTGCCATTTACTGAACTCCTACGATTTTGCCGTTGCTATCACGCACGACTTGCTTGGGTTTGGTCAGGTGAGCGACCATATTCGCTAAAACCTGGGTTTGCTGCTCATTTGAAGCCTGAATTGCTTGAATGACTTGCGCCATGTTTGCGCTCATAGCCTGGTTACTTTGTTCAAGCGTGTTTTGAATCACCGCTGAAGCCTGTTGGTTGCCCATACCGTCAAACTCAATCAGGTCTGTGGACTTGTCCATGCCTTTCAAGCGTAGATCGGTATTAGACTGCAACTGAGCAATTTCTTTCTTGGTCTCAGACTCAAGCTGCGCTTTCCATTGGGCCAATTGAGCGTCTTGCATGGCTTTTTGTTGCTCAAACTGCAACTTAGCCTGTTCCATCTGGGCTTCAATCTGAGCCTTTTGCTGCTCGGCCTGCGCCCTGATTTGGTCTGGAGTTGGCTGCGGAGGCTGTGCCATGCGCTGTTTCTGAGCATTTTCAAGTTGTTGCATAGTTTGCTCAAACTGGCCCTCAAGCTCACGACCAGCCTTAAACCCACGCACTCCAAACAACAGCATCTGCATCATTAGCGGAGCCATGTCAGGGTTTGCTTGCGAAGCCGAAACGGCTTGATTCAAGAATCCACCAGCAGCGCTCAAGAACTCCATTCGCGACTGCTTTTCACCTTGTTCGTCAAGCTGGACAAGCGTATCCGTCTCAATGTCAATCGTGAAATTGCGTAACGGCTCATTTTTCAGCAGGGCGATAGCTTGAGGCGCAAACTGTGCATCAGGCGTGTTGGCAATACCAGACACTTGAAGAATGATCTCTGGCTGATACTTTCCGCAGATAACCTCGGCTTTCATGCGCAACAAATCACGCGCAAATCGGGCCACATCGTCTTTCATATCGTTCAGACGAATAGAAGCAAACTGAGCCTTGATGTTTTGTGCTGTAGCTGTTTCAGAAGCGACAGAAGCACCGCGCAGAATGTCGCTTAGTCCTGTGGTTTCGTAAATGATCTGTTTGCACGATTCGCGGGCTTGATACAAAGTTCCCAAGGCTTGAACAATGTCACCTAATGGCACGAATTGCACAGCGCCTTGCAAACCGCCGCCTTCCATAAATGCGGGCCAGTTTTCAACAGGAATCATCACCGCATCGTTGCCCTCTTTCATCAATCGAGCAATGGCAGGCTCAGAAGCAGCGTAAATGCCCATTACCTTCAAAGCGCGGGTCAAATGCTGGATTCGGCCTGTAATGTCGTCAATTTCATCGGCTTGGTCTTGATACATCTTGAAATCCGCAACGGGAATCAAGCTATCAGTCGTGACCGTGGAAAAGATTGGTTTTGGGCAAGGAAAAAAGCTCTCCAGCTCAAGCGGGTCGTCTTTTTCGTCAAGCAGTTCATCAAAATGATCTGCCATCCAATAAAGTTTCTTGCTAGATTTACACCAGATTTCCCAAACTGGAGCCTTTTTCAACGATTGGGTGGTTGATCTGTCTTCGTTTTCTTTGTCAGGCGAATGGGTAAGAGGAACTTCTTTAAATTTGTCCCCAAAACGCTCCACGCCTTCTTCTTGGCTCATGTAAACCCTACGGGCTACCCAAGTCACTTCTTCCCATGTGCGGGCAGGCAGGTGTGCGAAGTCTTCCCAAAAGACGTAATCAACAGGTGTACGCTCGTCTGTGACTTGCTCAAGCGGCTCGGCATCTTCACCAGCAAGACCGTTTTCCTCTAAACCTGTTTCACCTTGACCAGGTGCATAGCCTTCGTTTTCTACGTCATCGGTGATCTGTGGTTCTTCAACGGTCTCAATCTTTGGCTCGTAGCGAATCCAAGCCACGCCCCGACCTGGCAGCAGTCGGTCGTCAATGGCGTTAGAAAGTGCCGAATGGTAGTCAGAATACTGCCGAAGTTCGTAATCAATCACGCGCTCTAAGATCATGGAGGCCACGCGACCTACATCGTTTTGATCTTTAAATCGTCGGGCTACCTCAACCTTGGGCGGGCGGGAATAAACCGCAGGCTTTAGAGTCTTGATGTTTGACCAAAGAATGTTAAATCGTGCGTCAGAGTAGGCGCTGTCTTTTCTTTCGTCTCTATAACGCTTGATGATCTTTCGACCAGTTTCTGTGAACTTGCGGTAGTCTTCGGTGTAGCGATGCAACTCATCGCGCCAAAAGATTGCATCGTATGCCATATAACAAGCACTCCTGTAATTCAATCCATTTTATAGGCAAACGGACTTTTGGCAACTATAACCGAGTACGTCTGGCTGTAGGCGTTGACTCAAATATCTCATTAAGCGTTTGCTCATGCCAGAACTTAGGTTTGGGCGGTTCAGGCTGTTTGTATTCCTCACGCCAAGCGATTGCCATATATCTCACAGAATCCGCGCCGTGGCTTGTCCAATCGTGCCTTGGCCTGTCTCGATAGCGTTTTTTGTCATCATCCCATTCGCGCTGGTACTGTCGCAAAGACTCCAACAAGCCGTATTCCTTGCACCGTGAAGCATCCAGCCATAGCCGTGGAAATAATGCTCGGACAGCTTGTATGCCATCTTGCAGCGATAAATCTGGGACGATTCTGACGTTTCCAATTCCAAGCTCCTTTTGTGCCATTTCCTGAATTGATTTGCCACCAGAGGCCAGCGTCTTAGCTTTGGCATCATGCGGCAACCAATGTTTTCCGTACTTGTATGCCTTGGACTTAATGACCGCTAGATAGTCATCCATCGCAAGCCCAGACCCTGCGTAGTGGTCAATAACGTGAATCTCACCCTTGATAACCTGAAAAAACACAATTGATGTGTCATCGGTATACCCCAAGTCCCAAGCGGTGTTAACTGGAGCGTTTCGGTCGTAGTCAACTTTGGTGATTCGCCCATCTTCCTCGGCAATTCTCATTTCTTTGCCGTAATAAGCGCCAAGAATAGCCGCCTCAAAGCTGCACTCAAACTCTTGCAGGTACTGATCTTCGCTCATCATGGACTTGGCGTCCCGCAGTTCATCTTCTGGCAGTAGCTTGGTTTCTGAGGCTCTGAGCGTTGTTACATGCCAGTTTGGGGATTGTTTTGCGCTGTCGTATATGTCCCAAAAGTTGTTTTTTCCTTTTGGCGTACCAATAAACACAGCCCAACCTTGTCGATCAGCCAGCAAAGGACGAATCACCTCACCCCAAACTCTAGGTTTCATGTCAGCAAACTCGTCAAGCACGATTCCATCAAGATACATGCCGCGCAGGGCTTCAGCGTTATCAGCCCCAAACAAACGAATCCGAGCGCCAGTTATTAGCTCAACCCACAATTCAGAAGCGTTTGCCTTTGCTCTGACGTTTTCGGTGAATCTCAACAAATACAGCCAGGCAACAGACTTGGCCTGCGTAAGAAATGGGCAGATGTAGGCATATTGCCCGTCTGGTTTGCCCTCAGTTAGGCCACGTTTGACCAAATCATTGACGCAAGCAACCGTTTTTCCGCAACGCCGATGGGCCACAGCCACAGCCCAACGCTCTTTGCGGTTATGAAATGGTAAGAATTGCTTGCGCGGTGCATAACCGATTTGAACCCGCTTTACTTCGGTTCTTGCCATTCAAAGACCATTTTTGTGACAACAGGTGCATCAGGGTCGCCAATATGCTCAGTCCGAGCCAACTTAGGCGCAGCGTATTCAGCCAACTTAGCTAACAAATCAAGAGCGCCTTTTGGGTCAGGCTTTACATCGCGGGTAATGTCACCCTCTGCAACCTCTTTAAGCCATTTTTCAACGTTTGCGGAGTTATTCTCTAGCAGGCTATTAACCGTGTCTCGAAACGTCTTGGTGGCCTTATTAATGGCCCCCTTGGGCCTGCCTCTGCCGCGATTGGTCAAATTGGCAGAATTTCCTTTTTCTATTTTATTCATGCTAATCCTTTAGGTTTCTAAGTGATTAAGTGCATTTTAGTCACAAATAAATGACCGTCTTTCCGGTCTGCCACCACGGACGTTTTAAGTCCACCCTTACAAGGGGCTGATCGGGCGTGGTTCCCCTTTGGTCGTTGTTGGGCACGATTTGGTCGTTGTGTTCAGAAATCAGCATCTCTTAAACACATCAATCTGAACGTGTACAGGAAAGCCAGAAAAATATACACATGACATCCTCGTGTGCTGGCTTAACACCCAACACGGCTGAGGATTAGGGACGCAAATCTTGAGTCTCCCAACTCAAGCAGCTAAATCCTCATGCGTGTTAGGTGAAGGCGACCAAGTTTCCCCAGTCCGACCAAGTGGCAACTGCAAATTGTCTTGGCTTAACCTTCACTTTTATTTTAATTCATCAGGCCAAAGATTGCTAGCCTTTAGTTTATTTACTGTCTTTTGATATGCCAAGTCCCAAAGGTATCGGCGTTGTTCTTTGTTTAGTTTTGCGCCACTATCAATTTGGGCGTGACAAGATTGGCAAAGTGCCGCTGTGAACTCATCGCTGGCCTTGATTCCCCTACCCTTGCCGTGTTCTGCCCAGTTTGAATGTGCCGCTTGGGTCTGGCCCTCAATGTAGCAATTCTGGCAAGGCAAGTCAGCCACGTTCATCAGGTGCTTTTTGCTCCTGAAATAGTTAAATTTTGGCCTCACACGACCTCCACCACGTTTTTACCTTGGCTTTTAATGTAATTCGCGGTCTTTTGAATCATGCGCTCGTATTCAGACCTGGCAATGCTTGTCCGTTGCAAATCGTGGTACTCCCAAACGTCCTTAATCGCTTTAATCCCCAATCCTGACAATCCCATCTTGCCTGTGGTTTCGTATCGTTTAGCAGCCTCAAACAAGGCTTGTTGGGCAAGTTGGCAATGCGGCAAGACTTCTGGCCCGATTCCGTTGACGCCCATGGTTTCAGATATGTTAAGGTAATCACAGACCCATCTCCAATCTTCCGTTGTTCCAACCCCTTTTGTTAAAGCATCAATTGCCGATAATTCACAAAGTCGCAACTTATTTAAAGAAGAATTGTCAGCAACACAAGCTCCAGCAATTGCATGAGAAATGGGGTTGATTGAAGTAGACCAAATTTTTCTTTTGCAAATTTTTTTAGACATTTGTATAAATTCCAAATTTGTGATGTTCTTTGGACATAACAATGTAAGCCTTTCCAGCTTCGTGTACATCATCAAAATATCCAATGTGACGATATTTTTGGTCATACTTCATTCTTACGCACCATTTTTCTTTTCGTTTACACCACGAAACACCTTTGTAACCACTTTTGTTATCTGAACGCAACCCTGTGTTTTGCAAGTTTTGCGCATTTGTAACCTGTCTCAAATTTAAAATTCTGTTATCTGTTTTTATTCTATTGATGTGGTCTAAATCTTTTAATGGAAATTCGCCATAAACATAAAGCCACGCAAGCCTATGATTTTTGTAAATTTTCCCATCTACGTTTGTTTGAAGATAGCCATAAAAATTTAAAGCTCCAGCAACATCGCCAATGTGAACAGAATTTGTTGTTCTTTTGATGCGAACAAAATCTCCGCAAGTTGAATCGTAAAAAAACAATTCTTTAAGTCGTGCTTGTGTAAGCATGGTTCTAATCCTTGAACAATCCCTAAAAAATCGTGGCAAGCTGGGGATTAGTCAGCGATTCGGATGCCTCCTAGCCACGCCCATATTTTACCTAAAAGTGATGCCGTTCTGTGCTGCCCAGGCTTGTAAAAATTCCACAAACTCGCTGGCATGTTCTTTTGTAAAGTCTCTGGTCTGAATTCCGAGCTGGACGATACCCGTCCCGTCAAGGCTTGGAACAATCTTGCCTGCGTTTAAGCCTGTGTCCTTGGCAAATTGCCACACCAAAAATCTTTTCCAGCTTTCCTTATCCCACTTTGCGCCCAAATGTTGAGCTTGTTGGGCAATTTCAGCAATCATTGCGTGATATTTATCGTTTTGTGGGCATGACCGCTTGGCAGGTTTAATTTCAAGCGTGAGATGTCTACCAGCGTTTAGCGAATCTTTAATCTTAGGCCAAATATTGCGCATCAAGGCTGTAGCCTGCGGTTCGTTGTCAAGGTCGTATTTCATTGATAACCCCTAACATTCTTAAAGCCGCTTCAGGGCTGTCAACCCTTGCCAAGCCATCTCCGCACCAATTTTCAAAAAAGTCTCGTTGTAGGCTCGTTAAACGCGCTTTGGAGCTGCTTTTAATCTCAACCAAGATTGTTCGGTTCTTGTAACCCACCAAAAGATCAACAGGTAGGCCAATGATATAAACATATGCCCCTGCGTCTCGCAACGCCTGGACAATGGCTTTTTGGTTTGAATCCACTCGAGCTGCGTGTCTCATCCGTATTTCTTTGCACAAGTTACACAAACCCAACGTCTTAGGCCGGACGTAAATCTAATCTTGCCGCCCAGTTGGGGTTTCGGTAGAAGACACAGGTTGCAGATTCTCGCGTTCATTTTTAGCCCATTCCACGCCCATATCAAAGGCGTTTGACATTGCTGTCACGGTGTTTTCAGTTACGCCCACGCTTCTTAGCAGGGCAACCAGTTCTTCTTTGCTCACGATAGCTCCTTAACTCGTTCACGTATCTTCTCGGTTATACCTACCCAAAGGCCGGATTCGTCTTCCTCAAGTTCCTTGGCTCTCTGCTTGGCATAAGGAACCCATCCAGCCCGAATCACCATCTGGGCAAGATGTTCCACTTGTTGGTCGTAGGCTCGGGTTAAATCCATCTAAATCACCTGTCAGGGTTAGAGCTTTGTTAATGAAGTTGATATGGTACTGAGCGCCAGCTCGGACTTCATCCAATCGGTTGTGGGCTTCAAAATAGTTCATCAAATCCCCATTGTTGTGCCATAGCGTTTGCTATTCCTTGATAGGTTGTGCTTCTTAGTTTCCAACGATCAGGACTAGGCGGCATTTTATGAATTCGGTCTGACCGACCATCAACAATGTTTGTCGGTTTAAGCAAAGGCAACCCTTTAAGCCAAAGACAGGTTGCTTTAGTCTCTCCATGCCCAAACTGCCAAGGTTGGATGATTTGGTCAGGTTTACGGATGCGGCTGGAAATAATACTTATTGGGTTTTCCAAAGCAATTTTAGGAATGTCAGCATTTAACAATAAACGCACAAAATTTAAAGCATCATTTTGAACCCCGCTGGCCTTTTTAGCTTCAAAATGCCTAGCACCAAAAACAGCTAAATGTGTGCATGGCGGGTGAGCAATCATCAAATCCCAACCTTCATTGATTACATCCAAAACACTTCCTTGATAGTGCGGGCCGTCAACATCAGTTGGCAATAAGTCACAGCTCATTGCTTCATGCCCTGCATTAATAAAAGCATCTCGGACTCGACCTGAGTATTCACAAGCAATTAAAACTTTCATGGACTGAGTTCGTTAAATCTTTAAAAGAATCAAGAATAAAAGAATCACTACTAACCACATCATGTCTTTGTCCTTATCTGCTTTCTGGTGAATGTTTGAGCAAAGCAAAGCCTTACCGCATCAAGATGAAGTTTCGCTCTGCTTCGATAACTGCTTTCCGGAGCCATGTCATCGCTTCGCATCGGACAGACTTAAATGACTCAAGGCGCATTACTGCGAGGCTCTTGTCACTACCACCAGGTTCTATCCCTAGCCCACCTTCCCTGCTCTGGTTCGCTCGTGTCACAGGGTTATTTAAAAATCCACCACCGACGTACCGCATGGATTTCGAGTTTCGTAGGGACAATGCAAAAAGCCGTTTACTGCTGCCCTCGGTAGGAACCCTAAAGTAAAAACCAAGGGCAAGAGCATGAGTAAACGGCTTTAAAACCTGTCGCTTCCTACGGCAACGGTTTGGATTATACACAGATTTAAAGAAAATCAACAAAACTTTCTGGTACACGCAAATATTTTTCTTGTATGTGTGCGCTTTTAAGACATTCCACCAGGTCAAGGTCATCGCAAGCACAAGCCAGAATCAGCTCTAAAAGCACCTTTCCGTAGGCATCTGCCATGTCTGCCCTAGCATCTGATTTAATGGCCTCAAACACGCTATCCAAGGCATCCTGTGCGCTTCTAGCATGGGCAATGGAATCACCCAAACCATGTTTCTCAGCGTGCTGGATGATCTGCATCTCAACTAATGAATAACTCATTTGAACCACTCCGGCTTGAGAACTTTCAGTTGCCAAACACGCATTTCAGGAACTTTGTCGCCCCATTGAGACACAGCAGCTTGGCTGATGCCTAGCATGAGAGCAAGCTCAACCTGTGAGCCTGCAAGTTTGATAGCTTGTTCTTTTGTCATACGCTGGATTATATAAGACACCTTGTCTCAATTAAGCCACATTAGGGTTTGTCCGCACAAAATAGTTGTTGATCTGCACTAAATCTAGGTTAAGCTATACACATCCCGTAGCGCAATGCAAGCGGTAATTTAGGAGTTTTTATGAACAAAGCATTTTTGATTGTTGAAAGTACAGATGCAAAAACCGCAGAATGGTTTTTTGCAGATTATTCTTGGCAAGCTCTGGACGCCGCCAAAGCTGCTGGTTTCAATGAAATGGTTGGTTTTGCTGTTGTGAAAACAATGGACGCAAACCAAGTTTCATTTGAGTGTTTTGAATAAGGAAACACCATGAACCACCCAGACCTGACCGAATACGTAGCAGACGATCGTGATGACATTGACGCCGAACTGATCTGTTACTTTGATGACTACACCATGTCCCTTTGGCATGTGTACGTAAATGGCGGTGAAATCTTCAACCTCTTGTCAGACACCGTAATCCAGTCCTTGGAGCGTGAATATTCTGCCTACGTCCGCAAGTGCCGCGATGAATACTTTGATGACTCTAAATTGGAGCAAGCATGAAACCCTCACACTTTGAAACCCCACGCACTCTTGACGAAGCCACGTTCTATCCTTGGGGCGACCCCATTGACAAGCCTCAAGATTCAATCCACCCCGCCGACGTAGTTTTGTACGTTCTCGGCCTTATTTCCCTCATCATTGTTTGGATGGTTTTATGAAACAGATTGCCACAGCATTAGTCAAAGCACAGAAAGCCTTTGGGCCAGCTTTAAAGACCGCTACAAACCCTCATTTCAAGTCTCGCTATGCAGACCTGTCCGCTTGCGTTGAAGCTGTTATGGACGGTTTAAACGATAACGGCATTGCCCTTGTTCAACAGTTGCATGAAGCAGAACATGGCGTGACTGTGGAAACCGTGTTTATCCATGAATCTGGCGAAATAATTAACTGCGGCAAACTCTTTGTTCCTGCCACAAAACAAGACGCGCAAGGATTTGGGTCTGCCCTTACCTATGCACGCCGTTACAGCTTAATGGCTGCCTGCGGTATTGCTCCAGAAGATGACGATGGAAACGCTGCCAGCCGTAAACCAGAAAAAGCCACGCTAGACACCAAGCGACTAGCAGATGCTATCCAACGCATCAAAGAAGGTAAGTACACCACGATCAAACTGCGCGAGACTTTTGCTTTGACGCCAGCGCAAGACGCCCAGGTTATTGCAGCACTATCGGAGGCATGATGAAACTTTCAGACCTGATTGAAATCCGTGATGCGCTTGCCGCCACAAAACAAGCGTTACATGACTTGTCAATAAACGAAATCCACATTGCTGGTGGGTTGTACGACAAGCTAAAACCCGTGATTGACAAGACCTACGGACCACTTGCAAAACTTAATGTGCAGATTGAAATGATGACCAATATTGATTTGGAGATTACCCATGACTGAAATCGTACAAGGCACAGACGAATGGTTTGCCGCCAGGCTTGGCAAAGTGACCGCCAGCCGTGTTACTGACGTTATCGCTAAGACCAAGACTGGTTACAGCGCCAGCCGTGATAACTACATGGCACAACTTGTCTGCGAACGCTTGACAGGCCAAAAAGGTGAAAGTTTTACTAATGCCGCAATGCAATGGGGCACAGAAACAGAACCCCAGGCCAGAGCCGCATATTCAGCCGCTAGGTTTGAAATTGTGGAGGAAGTGGGGTTTGTTAACCATCCAACGATTGAGGCTGCTGGCGCTTCTCCTGATGGCTTGGTGGGTGCTTTGGGACTGATTGAGATCAAGTGCCCCAATACTGCTACACACATTGACACGCTTTTAAGTCAAACAGTACCAAGCAAGTACAACACCCAAATGCAATGGCAGATGATCTGCACAGGCAGGCATTGGTGCGATTTTGTGAGCTACGACCCACGCCTACCAACAGAACTACAGATGTTTATCAAACGGGTGGAATACGACCCTGTATATGGCGCCATGCTAGAAAAAGAAGTGATCGGCTTCCTCAAAGAGCTGGACAACAAGATTGAACAACTTAACCAACTGAAAGAGAAAAATGGCAGTAATTTATGAAGTGGTAATTAAAGCAGGCTCATACCAAAAAGATGGGCAAGATGTAGCAGTCTGGAAAACAATTGGGCGAGTGCTTGAAACAAAAAAAGGCTATCAGTTAAAAATGGATTGCATACCGCTTATTGATGGCGGTTGGACAGGTTGGGCTAGTTTGTATCCACCAGACGAAAAACCTGTGACTCAAGCGCCTAAACCCCGCGCTGACCAGTTCCCTGATGACGATGTACCCTTTTAAGGAGTAACCATGTTTAGTTTTTTATCACGCGCCAAAGACCCGATCACCAGCTTTAAGGCTGCTGTCCAGACTCCCGACCTGATGAAAGAACACGAAGAAATCATCATTGCTTGTCTTAGGAGGTTTGGGCCTTTGGGGAAAGACGGCATTGCACGACATTCAGGCTTATCTGGTAACCAGGTAGCCAGACGTTTAAAGAAGCTCCAGACTGAGGGTTTTATTGACTTGACAGGCAACGAAGTTTTGTCAGACAGTAAACGCAAAGAACGTGAATGGAAATTTAACCCCGTGGAGGATGTATGACACCACTTGTAAGAGAAATGATCAAGATGGTTTCTGTTGCCAATCTTGACCCAACTCAAATGCAATGGTTTGACGTTACAGGCGCAATCAAGAAATACATTGGTTATGACCAGCGCAAATATTTACTTCATCCAGCCCCATACAAAAACATGATGCTTTGCGGAAAGACTGAGCAAGGCGACTTCATGCTATCGGTGTTGGCAGAACCAGCGGCAACCATCGTGACGGGTTGGATTATGAAGCCAACAGGATACAAAACCTTGGGTTCTTTTTTGTTTTCTGAAGTTGATGGAGAGCCAAAAGTTGGGGATGTTGACACCCCTATTGACCCTCAAGACAGGTCAATGATGTGTGCGATTGTGACAATGTTTTACGCATCATTGGACAGCAAAGTTGAGTCTTATGTGCCTACCCCACACAAGGCCAACGCAAGCCGAGCCAAACGTGGTTTAAAGCCTCTGTATGACTGGCATACGGTGGTTATTGAGCCATCAAAACCAAAATCAGAGCATCAAGGTGGCACACACGCAAGCCCACGCAGGCATCAAGCAAGAGGCCATTGGCGAACCTACAAATCAGGCAAGCGTGGTTGGGTCAAGGATTGTTGGCGCGGCGATGCAAGCAAAGGGACTGTGTTTAAAGACTATCAAGTCAAGGAGGATGTATGAAAACCGAAGAAATCATTGAGATGGCTATACAAGGCCATGCAAGCACCCGTGATGCTATTCGTTGGGCAATGAATCAAGAGCGTGAGGCGTGTGCAAAGGTTTGCGATGACAAACACGACACATGGCGATGGGATGATGAGCCTGATTCGGACAGCGGCCCACGCGACTGTGCCGCAGCAATCCGAGCAAGAGGTGAAGCATGACAGATTCACTATGGCGTAAGAGACAAGAGCCAGAAGCATTGAAACGCATCACACGCGATGACACAGAGCATGATAGGCACTACTACCTTGCGGATGAAGTTGATGCTTTGTTGGCACAGCCAGAGCAGGAGGCTGTGGCGTGGCTTGACGAATATGGCAATACGTTTCCTTTGGCGGCAAAGCAATACTCAGTTGTTGGAAAACATTGGAAACCCCTCTACACCACCCCACCACAGCGCAAGCCACTGATGGATGAGATGCGCAAGCAAATGAAAGAGCGTTGCGACAGCATGGAGATGCGCGGCGCATTTGCAAATGGTTGGATATCAGCCGAAGCCGCCCACAACATTAAGGAGTAAGACATGACTGAACGAATAATCATAGACAGCAATGGACGCAAGCACATCACCAATGAGCCGCTATTGCGTCCACCACCAAAGCGCACATGGGTTGGGCTGACGGAGCAAGAACATACAGAACTTGCAATTGAGTGCGGTTGTTTAAGTGCTGATTGGGTGTTTTATGGTGCGGCTCTTGAGCGAAAAATTAAAGAAAAAAACGGAATATGATTACTGTGCCATTAACACTTGCTGATGCAAATGCTTTTGTCACTTTGCATCATCGTCATAATAAAAAAGTGCAAGGACATAAATTTAGTATTGGCGCAGTAGAAGAAAATAATCTTGTAGGCGTAGCAATAATTGGAAGACCTGTATCAAGACATTTAGATGATGGATTGACAATGGAAATTACACGTTTGACAGTGCTTGATAGTGCGCCAAAAAATACTTGCTCATTTTTGTATCGGTGTGCTTGGCGTACATGGTCTGCAATGGGGGGGCAAAGAATAATCACATATACAACAGAGTCTGAGACAGGCGCATCATTAAAGGGCGCAGGTTTTAAAGTTGTTGCTAAATCGCCAGCTTGGAAAGAAGGTACAGGTTGGACAACTAGAAGTAATCGTGTTTGGCAGCCTGTTCATTCAGAGGGTAAAGTCAGATGGGTAATTGAAGCCAAACTCAAGGAGAAGAAATGATCCACCTATCGTTTGACTCCGAACGACACCCCCACGCCAAAGTAGTACCTCGCTTTAAGTGCTGTGGAAACGGCAGCTACTTCACAGAAGCCGAAGTCAAAGCCATTTTGGAAGAATCGTATTTAACCGAAGAGGTTAGAGTAGAACTTAGGAGGGCGTTGAATGACAACCAAGATTTGCAGTAAGTGCATGGAGCATAAGCCGCTAAACAGATTTGCATTCCGCAAGGCTGGTGAGCCAGCGCGACGCGCACATTGCATGGATTGCAAGAACAAGTACATGGCTGAGTACAAACGTGGCGCTAAGTTTGATAATCACGACATACCCGCCAAGCCAATTGATCACAAGAATGTGGTGAGAATGGCAAGAGATAACTTGTGGGATAGACCAATATACAAAGCAGAACCGTGGGGAAGATAGATGGCAATAACAAAGAGACAACGCCTACTGGACTGGGCAAAAAAGCATGATTGGTTTTACTTATCCAACGTACCATATGACACCATAGGTATGAGTAGGCAGACATGTAGTTCCGCACTGATTGACTTTTGTGAGCAAGGTAAGATGGACTTTAGAATCCAAGGTTTAAAACAGTACAAACTGAAGGAAACCAAATGAGCTACACATGGTCATTTTCATCTTTAAAAGATTACGTTAACTGCCCTAAGCAGTACCAAGAAATTAAGGTACTAAAACGGTTCTCTAAAAGAACTACATCGGAAATGACCTATGGCACAGTAGTGCATAAAGCTTGTGAGGATTATGTTGCAGACGACACCCCACTAGCTAAGAATTATGAGCAGTTCAAGCCGGTTCTAGATGTACTAAAAGACATCGCTGGCACGCGGTATCCAGAACAGAAGCTGGCGCTTGACATAGAAAAGAGTGCTTGTGCGTATGACAAAGGCTACTGGGTACGTGGAATAGTAGACTTATTAATCATAGATGGGGACACCGCCTTCATCGTTGACTATAAGACGGGCAGCGCCAAGTATCCAGACCCAAAACAGTTGAAACTAATGGCGCTAATGACCTTTGCACACCACCCCAAAGTCAATACAATTAAGGCTGGGCTGCTGTTTATTGTACATAACAGCTTCCTGACAGAAGAATACAAACGAGAAGATATTGATAGCTTATGGGGGGCGTTTACGGGCGACTTACAGCGTCTATCGGCATCGTTTGAGACTGATGTGTGGAACCCAAATCCTACACCATTGTGTGGCTGGTGCCCGGTAAAGACCTGTGACTTCTATAAAGAGAGACGCTAATGATTGACTACGCATACCCCTGTATGATGGCTGAGATAGCTTTGAAAAATCTACATAACGCAATGCTTGATGGGAACTTTGATTCAGCTATTAGTGAGGCTTTGGTTGCCCTCGCTGAGACTAAGCTAACAGTTAATGCAATCAGACACATGAAGGAGCAAAAAGATGCCCTACGTAACTAAGCCTCGACCTTATAAGAAGGAATATGAACAGCAGAAAGCTAGAGGCGAACTAGCTAACCGCATGGAGCGTCAACGCGCACGCCGTGCTATGGATAAGACAGGCTCCGATGCCAACGGTAATGGCAAGGCAGATGCACGGGAGGGTAAGGATATTGCCCATAACAAAGCGCTTTCTAATGGTGGGTCTAACAAAGATGGTGTACGTGTAGAGAGCGCCGCTAAAAACCGATCTTTCCGAAGAAACTCCCAGCGTAAATTGGTCTCAGAGACAAGTAAACGCGAGCGTCAGAAAAAGTAATTTGCGGTAGCCATAAGGCATGAGTAGGCGCATAGGGGACTGTCCATCCTTTTAACCATGTCAGTTGAGCGGCACTTGATCTCTTTCTCTCCGTAGTGCGACAGGCTTAACCGACTAGCCCCCGTAAGGGGCTATGTTTATATTTAGTAAGGAACAGTAATGAATGTAGTAGACGATACCGTAGTACGGATGCTAATACCATCAAGTGACCTACAGTTCTTGGTAGGACATATAGAACGGTGTGAGGTACTAAGTGATGATGGGGACACAGCAGATGTAGTAGTCTATTGGGGGCTAGCTGAAATGCAGCGTTTAGTACGTGTGTATGGAGATGCTCCTAACCCAATGCTCAAAGAGTACGAGTGGCCCGGTATGTTTCAGCCATTTGTCCACCAGAAAACAACCGCCTCATACCTAGCATTACGTGACCGTGCATTCTGTTTTAACGAGGCTGGTACAGGCAAGACTTCATCTGTGATTTGGGCAGCAGACTACCTCATGCAGACAGAGCAGATAAAACGAGTCTTAGTCATATGCCCTCTATCTATTATGTACTCTGCATGGCAAGCAGATGTGTTCAAGACAGCTATGCACAGAAGCGTAGCAGTTGCCTACGGTGATGCTAATAGACGTAAGAAAGTCATCAACGGAGAGTATGAGTTTGTCATCATCAACTATGACGGCGTGAACACAGTACAAGAAGCAATCGGTAAGGCAGGGTTTGACCTAATAGTAATTGATGAAGCAAACGCGTATAAAACGGTTTCTACAAAACGCTGGCGAACGCTGGCTAAACTGATCACCCCTTCTACCCGTCTTTGGATGCTTACCGGAACCCCTGCTTCTCAGTCCCCTATGGACGCATTTGGCTTAGCTAAGCTAGTCAATCCTACTGGTGTGCCTAAGTATGTGACTTCATGGCGCGATAAAGTGATGATGCAGTTGTCAAGGTTCAAGTGGGTTCCGAAGTCAACTGCAAAGAACGATGTGTTCAGTGCGCTTCAGCCAGCCATACGTTTTGCAAAGGCAGACTGCCTTGATTTACCAGAAGTAATGTACCAGACAAGGGAAGTTCCACTGACGGCACAGGTCACTAAGTTCTATCGTGAGTTAAAGAACCAATTGCTGATTGAGGCGGCTGGTGAAACTATCAGCGCAGTCAATGCGGCGGCACAGCTAAGCAAGCTGTTACAGATTTCGGGCGGTGCGTTATACACCGATACGAGAGAGGTTGTGGAGTTCGACGTGTCTCCACGACTGAATACATTGATGGAAGTTCTAAATGAGACTGAGAACAAAGTACTTGTTTTCGTACCGTTCAGGCACACCATTGAGCTAGTGTCACGTTTTTTAAACCAACAAGGAGTTAAGAATGAAGTAATTAACGGGGATGTACCTGCACGCGAGCGCGCTGAGATCATTAACAGATTCCAGACGCAAACCAATCCACAAGTATTAGTTATTCAGCCACAGGCTGCATCGCATGGGGTTACATTAACAGCCGCCGACACAGTAGTGTTCTGGTCGCCTGTAATGAGTGTGGAAACCTACCTGCAATGCATTGCGCGTATTGACCGCGTTGGACAGAAGAACAGCATGACCATAGTACACCTGCAAGGCTCCGATGCTGAGCGCCGTGTCTATGCAATGCTGAACGGCAAGGTCAGTTCACATGAAAGCTTGGTTGATCTGTATAAACAGGAGTTAGGACTATGAGTGAAGTAATGGAAATAAATGATGTAAATCTCGGAGAATTAGTCAAGATTTACTTGACAATACGAAATGAGCGTGAGAGAATTGAGGCTGAGTGGAAAGCTGCTAATGACACATTGGTGGCAGACATGAAAGCAATAGAGGCAAAGATGCTAGACACATGTAACCAGAATGATGCCGCGAGCATACGTACCGTCAATGGCACAGTTATGCGTAGGTTGAACGAGCGTTACACCGTGAGCGATGGTGACAGTTTCCGCAAGTTTATCTTGCAGAATGGAGCAGTTGACTTGTTTGAAGCACGTATTCATCAGGGCAACTTTAAGCAATTCATAGCTGAGAACGCAAGTGATGGCTTGCCACCCGGCGTGAATGTGATGAGGGAATTTACGGTAGTCGTCCGTAAGCCTTCTAGTAATTGAGTTTAAATTTAGTAACACAAGGAGTTTTTAAAATGGGTAACGAATTAGCAGAGATGTTTAGCGGTGGCATGACAGTTGTCGAGGGATTGGATGAGGACACATTAGCCGTCGCCGGTGGCGCACGCCAAGGCAATAAGCGCATTTCTATCAAGGGTGGCGTGTTCCGTAAATACACAGGTGGTAAAGAGATCGGTGCAATTGAAGATCGTCACATGAACGTGATCTTCGTTAAGATGGCCCACAAAGCCTCACGCATGTTCTACGATGCTACCTACCAAGAGGGGCAGAAGATTAGCCCTGCTTGCTGGTCTTCCGACTCAGAGACACCTGATTCAGACGTTAGCACACCAGTAGCGAGCCGTTGCAATGACTGCCCTAAGTCTGCCAAAGGTTCTGCATCAGGTGGTTTGGGTGCGGCTTGTAGACTGTCATGGCGCACTGCCGTTGTCCTACCTAATGATCCATCTGGGGATGTAATGCAGTTGGTACTTCCAGCTACTTCATCTTTTGGTAAAGAGGACAATGGTCGTTGGCCTTTCCGTCCTTACATTCAACACTTGGCATCTCACAATGTAAGTGCTGGGCGTGTTATTACCCGTATGGCATTTGACACTAAATCCCCCACACCTAAGCTTGTGTTTAGTCCAGCAGGTAAAACTCCTGATGAGCATTTGGAAATCATTGCACGTCAGGCTAAAAGCCCAATGGCAGAGAACGCTATCAAAATGAATGTGTTCCAGAGTGATTCATCTGGAGAGGTTGAAGTGGCCCCTCATAGTAATGAGACTATAGAGGAACCTACTAAACGAGAGTCTACCAAGACTGCCACATCTGGCGATAAGGAAATGTCAGATGTAGTCAAGAAGTGGTCTAAAAAATAAGGATTAGGTATGTCACGGTCTTACAGCGATAGTTTTTTAATTGGGTTACATAAGTCAGACCCCAAAAGGATTGGTACACAGCTAGCACTCGCCTGCGTTAAAGCAAATCTACCTGCTAAATACGTAGCTGAGGCTATGGATGTAACTCGGATGTCAATCTATAGCTGGTTCCGTGGCAAGCCTATCCGGTTTAAGAATCAGCTTCGGGCTGAGAAATTGATAGAGATCATTGAGGACGATATGACTAAAGGTGATTTACCCGCAAAGAATACCTTGGCAGCTAAGGCTTACCTTGATTTATTTGTGCGTAGATTCCCAACGGTTGAGTAGACCTCAGCGTACTTCCCTTTAAAAAGATTGAGCGGGCTAGTCCCGCTCTTTTTAACTCTGCAATGACATGTTAAAACAATTCTATGAGAAAGCATTGCCTACGCAGGGTGTCTACTGTATCAGTGGTATTGATAATAATAAGCGGATAACTAACCGCTTTGCAGAGACACTTGATGACGTATTGGTGCAAGTTGAGAAATTAAAGTCCAAGGGTTCCAACACCTTTGTGGCATTAGGAACCTTTGAGGGCTACAGCAGAAAGGCAGAAGACTGCTTATTCTTGCGATCATTTTTTATTGATCTAGATGTTGGCCCGACTAAAGAGTATTCTGATAAGGTTGAGGCAAACGTAGCGCTGTACAAACTGTGCGGCGCGGCTGAACTACCTGACCCTACAGTGATTGACTCTGGCGGTGGACTCCACGCCTACTGGATATTTGATAAAGATATTCCTGTTGACGAATGGAAGTTGTACGCGGAAAAGTTTAAAGCCTTGTGTATGTCGCACATAGCTATTGACCCCGTAGTCACTGCCGATGCCGCTAGGATAATGCGCGCACCTGAGACATTCAATCATAAGTTTGATCCACCAGAACCAACGTCTGTTATCAGTAATGAGATAAACATCTATAGCTGGGACGAGATGAAGGTTTTTCTTGGAGGAACCCCATCTGAAGAAGAGCAGTTAGTGGTTCAGGATGTGCTCGCTAGCGTACCTAAAGGTCTAGACGATGACACAAGGGCAATGCTTAAGCTAGACAACTTTACTACTTTGTTTAGCAATTTAGTTATTAAAAGTCTTGAGGGTAGTGGCTGTGAACAAGTTAAGTTTATGGTGGAGAACGCCGCAACACTTGAGGAGCCAGTATGGTTTGCAGGCTTATCAATAGCTAGACATTGCGATGACGGCGCTACAGCTATCCACGACTTATCTAATGAACACCCAGACTATGACTACAAGAAGACAGAAGAAAAAGCTAGCCGCTTTAAAGGCCCGAGACTATGTGAATGGTTTGCAGAAAACTACCCCACCCGATGCAACGGCTGTGCCCACCAAGGAAAAATATCAAGCCCGATCCAGCTTGGAAGAGAATTTAAAGCCCCTGCCGTATCAGATAAGGAGGAATCAGTTTGGGAAGCACCGAGTACCGAAAAGGTTCTTGAACTTCCTAGCAGTCTCTTCCCCTTTGTCCGAGGTGTGAATGGTGGCGTATATGTTATGCCTGCTCCAGTAGTAGATAAGAAGGGTGTTAAGCATCAAGACGACCCCGTGCTCATACTACCAAATGACTTGTACCCCATAGCGCGTATGATCAGCCCACATGACGGTGAATGTCTTGAAATGAGATATGTCCTACCCCATGACGGGGCAAAGGAATTCCTATTACCTATGAAAGCTATCTATGCAAAAGAAACACTTAAAGCATTACTGTCAAGTAATGGGGTACTGTTCTCATCTATGCACGACCAGCATCTTATGAACTACTTAATTAAATGGGGACAGTATCTACAGACACAGGAAAAGGCGCTGCAGATGCGTATGCAGATGGGATGGACAGCGGAGAGAACAAATACTGACTGGACTAATCGTAGCTTTGTTATTGGCAAAAGTGAGATTACCCGAACTGGCGAAACTATAGTTGCTCCCTCATCCCCCTTCGTGCGGCAAATATCAAGACACCTTAATCCTTACGGTACTTTTGAGCGTTGGCGTGAGTCATTAGACTTCTTAAACAATAGTGGATTTGAGTTACACGCCTTTGCCTCAATGTGCGGACTAGGGTCAACCCTAATGCCGTTTACATCTACTTCAGGTGTAACCGTATGTCTTTCTGGGCGTTCTGGTAACGCTAAGACTGGGGCTTTGTACGCTGGGCTTAGTATGTTCGGGAATCCTAAAGACCTAAGCGTAGTTAATGGTACAGACAACGGCTTTACTCAGCGCTATCTAGGTATGCATAACTTAATGTTTGGGCTTGATGAGGCGGGTGATAAGAAGACAGAGGACTTAGGTAAGCTAATTCATGATGTGTCTCATGGTAAAGCTAAGATACGTATGCAGGGATCAATTAACGCTGAGCGGGAGTATGAGATGTCAGCCTCAATGATTGCCATGCTGACTACCAACACTTCTATTTATAGCAAACTCGGAACACTGAAGGCCGCTCCAGATGGTGAGGTTGCGCGGCTTATTGAGTTTTTAGTACATAAGCCACCCATGCTTGAGAAGGATAGCCGTTTAGGTGAGAAGATATTTGATGCCTTTAGATATAACTATGGTCACGCAGGGCCTATGTTCATTAAGGACATAATGGAGAAGGGCGATAATTATATAGAGGACAACATCCTACATTGGGGGGATAGGTTCTTAAAAGACTTTGGAAATTACAATGAGTATCGCTTCTACCAGAACTTAATTGGTACAACTTTTGGCGCGGGATCCATTGCTAACAATGCCCATATAACTGCCTATAACCTTGAGACTATCTACCACCAAACAGTATTGGCAATGATAAACATCCGTGATGATGTGGTTAAAGTTAACGCTATCGACTACCCATCTATCCTCGGTGACTTTATTAACAAGAACCTTGGCAACATTCTCGTCATCAAAGCAGGGGTGGTATCTATGGAGCCACGCAATCACATAGTAGCGCGCCTTGTCAGCGATGAGAACCTGCTACAGGTATCAAAGAGCGAGCTTAAGAAGTACTTAGCTGAACGCCACATTAGTTCACGTGAGTTTGAGTTTGACATGCAGGAGCGTAAGCAATTAGTAGATATGAAGAAGGGTAGGCTAACTACTGGGTGGAAGTCAGCGGTTAGTGCAGACCCCGCATACCTATACTGGTTTGATACACCTATCTTCAATGAGCTACTAAATGCAACTGATTGATGAGCCTGAATGGATCTTTCCGTTCCAAGGCATGGGGGTAGGGGAGAGTTTCTTCATCCCTACGCTTCAGTTTGCAAAGATGATCTATGCTATAGAGAACAGCGCCAAGTGTGAAGGCATCAGAGTAAAGTGCTACATCGTTTCTAAAGATGAGCACCTCGGAGTCCGTGCTTGGCGCGTTCGTTAGTCTAAGCCAAGTAGCTTAAAGTCTTCTACCATTTCCTTCTTGAGCATGTTCTGTTCCGTAATGACTAGCTTTAGCTGCTCATTACGTTCTTTGGGGGTTAGCTCAGCCATAGCGCGGATTTCATTAGCCTCTTTACGTAGCTTATTGAGTCTCCCTTGCCCCGCTCTATATGCGTCCACCACCGAAGAGTACATAGGGTACTTCATCTCATAATTTACTAATAGTTCAATATCTTTTTCCTCTAGGGTCTTCAGGTGCTTGTCGATCTTTTTAATTTTGTTTTCCATGTTGGCATACTCACGGGAGTCCACATTAGACGCCCCACCAATAAACGACCCTAGGAATGGAACATCGGTTTTAGCAGTGAAGTCCTTCTTATCTTGCCCTAACAAGGCCCATGAATACATCACCTCACCAAGCTTAGATATACCGTCAATATAGCTGTTAGCAAAGAAGTAAACCTCATTGGGGCTTAAGTCGATTGGGGTTTCAAAGTTAGACGTAGCTCTATAAATATACTGAGCCACATCTTTGTACATCTCATTTATACGGTCTGAACCAGTAAACGAATCACCCATACGGCGGGTAGATGAGCTTGTGATTGCTCTACCAAGTCCGTCCTTATTCATTAAGAACTCACCGAGTGGGCGCATAAAGGTAGGCAGAATGGAGTCCACTGCCCAACCCACACCACTCTGAAAATCAGTTACGGGTATCTTAGAGATCGGTATTGGCAAGAACGCATCTGTGGCAATGTTAGTAGTGATGCTAGAAATACCTTCCCCAATAGGCATATTGCCTACAGACATAGCAGCTAATTGTGCCCCCGATGCAGCAAACGCACCAAGCCCAAAGCCCCAAGGTACCTGCAGAATAGTGTCTGTTCCGGGTATGGGGAACCGAGCATAGCGAGTCCACTGCTGCATGTTGTCATTCTTGGTCTTGTTCCTGCCCCAGTCATCATCGTCTGCCATCATCAATGACATGAAATACATAGCCGCGCCCGTACCCATAAGCGTACTACCCATAACCCGTGCGTTACGCCTATCCTTACGGAACTCTACTAAGAACTTAGCGCGATCAACCTTCTGTTTCTCTGTGAGTTCACCCTTCTCATTAGGCTGAAATTTCCTTGGTAGAGCAGCTAGTGCTTGTTTCTCAGTAGTAAAGGCAGGCAAGATAGCCTCAATAGCACGGGCAGCGCCAGTAGCGGAGGGGCGGATAAACATATAGAGGGCACCCATCTGCCTACCATACGTACCAGAGTGTTCAAAGTTAGCGAGATTCTTTGTCCACACAGCAGCGGTATTGGCGGCAGCGACTTCAGCCCTTGACAACTTACCCTGAGTAGGCGCTACGTTGTACTCTGGATGTCCCGCAGCGATGTTTTTCTCTTGCTCCTTTTTAAGCATCTCTTCTTTATATAAGATGTATGCTGCAGTGCGGGAGGTAAACTCAAACATGTAGTTCCAAGAGTCTACAAGATTAGTGAATCCATCTAGGGTGTCAATAACTCCCGGATGCTTCAGCCCCTTGTTCAATTTTTCCAGATTTGAAGCAAGTGAAAAGCCATCTATATAGCTAGTCTTACCCCCATGCTGGATCATTTCAAGTAGAGCTTTTGTAAATGGGTCTTTCTCAGCCATGAGTTTTAGCTGCTTTATGCTCTCTGGCGTACCCTTATCATGCAGGCGAGCTACTTGCCAAGCCTTACCAAGACCATTTTTAGCTACCATAGCAGAGATATATTTTAAGTACCTAGCAGCTTTAGCTGGGCCTAATTCTC